GAGGTAATGGCTGCGGCATCTATTGCAATGCTGGTATTGCTTGCGCTAGTAATTTGACCTTGGGCGTTAACGATGATTGTTGGAACCGTACTTGCTGAACCATAAGTCGCTGCCGTAACTCCTGTACTGGTAATGTTAAATGTATCGCCGCCAGACAGGTTAAGGCCTGTGCCAGCAAAGTAAACGCCACCAACAGAAAAGTTGTTCCATGTAATTGCGGTGACACCTAAAGTACCACCTGGTTGAATGGGGCAATAAAACGCCGCACCAGCCTGCCCGCCTTCCGTAACAAAAACTAAAGCCGAGATCATTTCATCGTAGGTGTCGGCATCTGGAGAGCGCGACCACGCGCCCACGGCGGCAACATATATACCGTTTTCGGCTTGATTGGTTTGGTCTTTGACTAAGACTCGATCACCAGCGACTATGCTGACCGTATTAATAGTTTGCGCACCAGATAGCGTAATGTTTACGGTGGTTGCTGCTAGTACCGGCTCTTTCCACGATATACCCAAAAGCAACGAGTCTACATAGAGTTTTGTCGTTAAATCGTTATTACCTAATGGCTGCGTTGTTGCACTTGCGCTGGTAAATGCGGCTGCTGCGGGAGTTGTTACCCCAATAGTCGTACTGTTTATCGTACTGTTAGTTATGCTAACCCCATCCAAAACGGGATTTATAGGAGCATAAAACGAATTACCTGCTGGGCCAATTAGACTAATGCAATCAAACGGCGGTAAGGGCTCAAAAGTCCCTTGAACCGGTACTATATTGGTTGTTATAGTCTTTGCGGTAGTGTTGGACATGGTAAATCCCTTATTCGTTGGCCACTAGTGTCAAATAGAGCGAGTTTGTTCCTGACGAAATGGCTTTAATAAATACATCGGGCGCGCCGCAATCAATAATAACTGGCAAAAACATACTAGGAGCTAAAACATACGCTCCGCTGCCACCGGTGGTCGCAATGGCAGGTGTTGCCATATTGGTAGAGGTTGTGCCAAAAGTAATGGCCGCAGTACCAGTTCCAGTATTTAGCAAGGCTACGCGAAATGCGCGGGTTGGCGTGTTAGTGATTAACTGCAAAGCAGATGATGCAGATGTAGTAAGGTCCAACCGAAAAGTTGGGGAAAGAATCTTTAAAGAGTCCATGATTATCCTCGTAGTAGAGATGTTTAAATTATCCTATGTTTTTAGGTTTTTAAGCCATAAAAATGTAAAAAAGGCCACCTCTTTTGGAGAATGGCCTTTTCAGGTCTCATGCGGGATTAAGTCGCAATAAGTCCTTTATTACGCAACGCAACTAAAACTGCATTCACAGCGGTTGCAATTTCCGTACCTGTGGCAGCATTGCCAAGGTTTGTAATTGCAGCTGCTTGGATAACAGGTGTTGAGCCATGAAAAGCCAATTTGTCTGCTGCGGCACCGGCGATTTGCACGCCGTCTGTTGAGTCACCGGTAAACAGAAAATTGTCTGATTGGGTACTTGCTGGTCCTGGATTAGACATGATATGTTCCTTTTCTATTAAGCTGCTACGCGGCAGGCGAGTTCAGGGTACAGCGGAGCCCAGCCGTATAAGACATCTAAACGGGTTGGGATGGAGTCATTATTAATGGTGTATTGACGCACCACACGAATTGACAGTCCATTTTCCTTATCACTTGCACGACCGGCAAAATGCACACCGTCAGGCAGTTCTAAGTCAGCAGTAGCCAGGGTAAACGCGTTGCGATGGAATACCAAGTTTTGTGGGCTGACTACACCAGTTTTGTTAAACGGTGTAACGGCAGCGGTAGCTGATGTACTAGATACCTTCACATTTTGGAATTGACCAGCAGTAATAATCGCTGGGGAAACAATCACAGAGGCTGAACCACCGCCAGTAATCGTAACCGCAGTTGTGACTACAAAGCTACGCAACACATTGCCACCGTAAGGCTGGCGGTTTTGTGGGTTTACTGCAAACACGCCCGCGATTTGAATTGTATCGCCTGCGTTTAGTACAGCATTTGCGGTAACTGCTGAAATGGTAATGGTTGAGGTCGATGCCCAGCCAGTAGTCAACGAGCCTGTAAAGGTCGAGGTATTGGTGGTCATTGTAGCCGTTGAATAAGAACCATAAGTATGGGACACGATGTTTTGGTCCATATACCAGTTCATTCCAATGGTGTCTTTACCCATTAAACCTTTTTCGTACTGCGCAGAAATAATGCCATTTGGGTTAAATAGACCTTTTAAAGAGCCAACAATTGAGGCTCCAGTAAATGGGTCTAGTACGCAGCAACGCTTACCATCGCGGGGAGTTCCCTCGCCATCTAAGAAAGCCTGGGCGGTTAAGAATGTAGCGATGTCGCTTGGTACGGTTCCTGCTGTACCAACGGTGTTTGCGGTGTTTAATACGGCCATTGTGGTGCCGTCAAAGTCAATTTTATTGGCTATGGCTGCAATCGCAGGTTTCAAAACACGGTCTGAGAACATATCTAACGATAGGCTCAAATCTTGAGTTGTAAACTGTGTATCCACATGGAATTGTTCTTCAAGTACAACGGGTACTGAGGTCTCGTTAAAGTCCTCTACATTTAATGCAGGGCCAGATGTACCTACGAAACGACCTGGGCGGCGTACATTGACTGTGTTACCAATCTTTGCACCAACTACCGCAAACTGGTCATCGTAATTACGATCAACCCGACCCGTAAAGGTCAGTTCATTCTCTAATACCATCAACGCTTCGTTGGTGATCATCGAGATGGTTAGCAAGTTATTTGCCATGGTAATTCTCCAAATTAATTTTAAAGTTACCCGTCATCGAATCTTCCCTGCGGTCCTAGCAGACTTCCATTGCTGATAGGTGCCGTGAAATTTACGGTCGGAGTCTAGCGAAATATCGCTTGGACTACCGCCGGCTTTCAACGGGTTAATCGGTGCCGGAGCATTAGACTTCTTCGTAACAGGTTCTCTTACGCTCGGTTTAGGGGCATCTGATTTCTCAAATTTAGCCTCTAAACGCCCAATAGCACGCAGTTGTGAGGTAATGGATTTATCCGCTAACTCACGAGCATAATCTGGATTCTCGGCTAAATAATATAGGATTTGTGGCCCTACATCACTCTCTATGATTGCATCGGTGACCGGTTGTGAAACCGATACATCACTTGAGGCAATCATTTCCTCGTAATCCGGCATATCTTGTTTCGCAACATCTAGCCGTTCTTGGAACTTCTGCCGCATCCGCGACTGTTCCTCCTCGACTTTACGAGCCAATTCTGCTTGATCCCGCTCCCGCATCTTTCGATCAGTAGTCCATTCGGCCAGAGCCTCAGCATACTCAAGAGCATCGTTGAATTGCGCTGGGTTTGGTTTTGGGTCTGGCTCATCCGTTTTAGGCGGGTTAACCTTTGCCTCCATCTCCCTCAAGCGCACTTCAACTGCCTCTCGCGCAGTACGCTCACGGTCCGCATCTTGGCGGGCTGCTTCGCGCTGCTTGGTCAGTTCCGAAAACCGCTTTTCTAACTTTGGGTTGTGCTTCTTTTCACCTGCTACAGCATCTGTTTCTGCATCTGGTTCACTCCGCTCTTGCTCAACAACCGGCTCCGCGTCTGCGGCCTCAGTTGGAGACTCTTGAGTGGCTAAACCAAGTTTTTTTGCATTAAACTCAGCTAAATTATCACTTGTTACTAAATTACCAGCTTGTTTCCTTGCTGGCTCTACATTTACTTCTGACATGGATTAACTCCAAGGATAAACCCGATAAACCTATCGGTAGGTTAAATCTATTAGAAACTGTTTTTGAATAGTTGTCAACGGGGCATTCCTTGCATCTGCTCCGCAGCCATCTGTTCGGCAGCTAACTGCGCCATCATTTGGTCATCCATTGCGGGGTTCGTCATTGGCTGCTGGGCAATCTGCATTTCTTGCTGCAAGAATGGAGACTCATTCATATTAACTTCGCTCTCCGCAAAGGCGGCCACTTGGCCCTGCTCTGCATCCCTGCGGGATATTTCTTGCTGAATTGCGCCCGTACTCATGCCTTTTAACAACAGTTTGGTAATAGCATCTAACTCTGACCGGTTCTGGTCGGTAACTGCCTTCATGTTGGTTTGGTTAACTTTAGCCTCGTTAATGGTCTCGGTGTTATACGCTCTAGAGGTGACATCCATAAGTTTGCGCTTGGTTGACCCTTCTTCTTTCATGCGCTGAACATCGGTTTGGTGCTGCAAGTTCATGGTCAAGGCCGCAATCTGCTGCTGCATATCGGCTACCATCTTCTGGCTAGACATTAACTGCATTTGGACTTGAGGCGGTATGTCCGACTTCTCATCAATTTTAGCGATTGGGTTCATCGCGGCCAGGCGGTCAGCAATCACATCTGCGCCTGGGAAGTCCATGTTGCGGAACACAAGGTCACCGGCAGCTTGGAACAGTTCAGGGTTTGATTGCAGTAATGGAATCATGGCCTCAACTGCCTCTTGGCGCTTGCTTTGATAGCCAGGGCCTGTATCCATATAGATATCGTATTCGCCTACAGTTACATCGTTAAGTATCTTCTCTGCCCCAGTATCATCCACAGACCGCTCATTAATCGTAATCATCTCTGGTTGGTTATCTACGCCAATGATCCGCATGACGCGCTCTTTGTCGTAAATCTTAGGGATTAAGTCCAGAATAATGCGGCCGGTATGTTTAATCGACCGCGTTAGGTTATCGTAATAATGGAAATTAGACAGATCAATTTGCATCTGTTGGCCACGAATAGCCTTACCAGATTGGTTGCCTTGAGCCATCATATTTGGGTCAAATATCCCTACTACAGTCTGCAAGTCTAAGTTAATCGCATTGGTTGCCTCAATGATGCCGGCAGCTGGTGGTTCCGGTTGCAGCCTGCTAGGTACTGGTGCTGGCTGTCCCTCAATATCCTTTTGCTTGTAACGCAAGACGGGCGAGGCCTTTACATTGGCCAAGTTCCAATCATTCTCATGGCCTTCATCTTGACCTTCTGCCAATAGCCATTTAGCCTTGGGCGCAAGCGCTACCGACTCGGTTAAGGCAGTTCGCCAGTAGTTGTACATCCGCTGCGGGTCTTTGGCCATGCGCACAATACCGTACTTTTTACGCTTATCGTCAACTACAAGCTGCTGGCCATAGACGGGGACTATTGGAATAAATTTTCCCATCCATGTGGATTCTTCTAGGACTTCTAAGCCTGTTAACTTAGCCCATTTAATCGTCTTGCGCATCGTCTCACGCTCGGCCACTACCGAAATACCAGCCAACAGCATCATTTCTTCGTTAGGCGCATCTTCTTTATAGACCTGCGTACCGTCAGAGAGCATCAATAACTTAGTCTGTTTGCGCTCTGTATGCCACCATTCGGCTATCCGAATATCGTCTTTCATGACCCACTCGGCATCATTGTCACCAGTACCGCGGGCATTAAAATTACCGCCGTCATCGCCATTGGGATACTGCGCCTTAAAGTCCTTCTTACTCATTATTTCGGTAATTAGGCAGGATTCTGCGTCTGACCCATCGGGCATCTGGCTGTTTGGGTCTAAGTAAACAGTAAACGGATTAGGAATATGACGAATGTATATTTCTTGGTCAAAACTATCCTCGCGTACATAGTCAGTAACCACTCTCCAGTAACCCCAGCCCATACGGACCGCAAACTCAAAGGCCGTATCGTACGCGGTATCTGCGTCCGAGTTAGTCTCAATGTGTTTAAAGATGCCTGTCAGAGTATCTGCGACCTTGGCATTCGCAGTAGAGTTCATCGAATGCGCTTTCATACGGGGTCTGGCTTGGCGCTGTTGGTTGCATATCTGCCGTACAAAACCATCTAGTTTGTTAATTGTGAGGCATGGTCGAGCCTCTAAATTACGGGAGTTTTGGACTTCAACCGTCCATTGATCGCCTGCTGAAAATTTTAAATCGTCTAGCGCATCTTGGCGGTTATACGAATCCGCATCGTTAGCGTAGCGTAGGAATTTTTGCGCGTCTTGTATTCTTTGGTCC